ACAAGATCTCAGGTGGTTCAGGCTTCATCTATGCATCAAGTATTGTTGTTGCAATGAAGAAACTGAAGTTGAAAGAAGATGAAGATGGCAACAAGATTTCAGAAGTTATGGGCATCCGTGCTGGTTGTAAAGTAATGAAGACACGCTATGCAAAACCGTTTGAAGGTGTGCAGGTTAAGATTCCTTATGAGACTGGTATGAATCCTTATTCAGGTCTAGTTGAATTGTTTGAGAAGAAAGGCTTGTTGACAAAGCAAGGCAATCGACTCAAGTATATTAATCTAGCAGGCGAGGAAGTTCTTGAATATCGCAAAGCATGGATGCAAGGCGATAAACTTGATTTGATTATGTCGGAATACGCAGAAAAAATTGCTCCTGTGGTAAATACCGAGGACGAAGTTATTGATATTGATAACGAAGTTATGATCGAGGAGTAAATTTTAAAATGGATGAGAGTATAATTTCTGATGTTTGGTCTACAATAAAAGAGTTTTTAGATAAAAAACAGATAGAACTAGCTGCTGAAAAATATGTTGACTTACTAGCAGATTACGGAGTAAGTGATGAAACACTTACAGAGTGTATTGGAACTGAAGCACATTTAGATCAAGCAATTAATTATTATCTTGATGTTGAAGATTATGATACATATGACGATGAAGACGAATGGGAAGACTAAATGGGTTGGTATAGCGAAGTTTCTAGAGATATTTCTAAAATTCCAAGTGCAGTAATGTACTTTGAAAATGAATTGATAGAAGCAAGGCAAGAAGTAAAACTTAAAGGCAATGTCGAACGTGCTGCTGCTGAAATGCCAGGTATTGTAGAACATCGTTTTAACCAACTTCAAGAAATTGAAGCAATTCTCAACTACTTAAATATCGAGCTACGTAGATTGCGTAGCTCGTACTTTAAGAAATATCTCGAAAACTATCAACGAGCTCTGTCAAGCCGTGACGTTGAAAAATACGTCGACGGTGAGGCAGACGTTGTTGACTACGAAAAGATTATCAACGAGTTTGCACTTATGCGCAACAAGTGGTTAGGGCTCTTAAAAGGTCTTGATCAGAAGCAATGGCAAATTACTAATGTTGTAAAACTTAGAGTAGCAGGCATGGAAGATGCATCACTGTAATGGCAGGATTTAAAACACATAAAACACAAAAGTTAAGAACAATATGCGAAGTTCACAGAGAGTTATACGATTTAATCTATGATAATATGCCTGCAGGCCAAGTTAAAAATGATATAGAATGTAAACTTGAAGAAGCATTTTTAATGGCAAAAAAAATGAATGGAAAGCTTCGACAATATAAACATAACTATGACGATGGATGGTGGGACAAAGAAAGTGAAGAAATTCGTCAAGAAAAATATATGCTTCGGAATGAAAGAAATAAAAAATGAAAACTGATTTATATAAAGACTGGAGTATTCTTCAAGGAGATAATACGTTAAAACGGGCAATAGAAAAATCAAAAATAGATAATATTTTAGATTATCAAAAAGATCAGTTAAATGTTGCATTATCCTTTTGTAAAAAGTTTAGACACGCTATTGATGTCGGTGCTAATTATGGTATTATGTCTACAAACATGGCAAAAATATTTAATCAAGTTTCTGCTTTTGAAATTGCACCTGAAATAAACACTTGTTTTAAAATGAATATGTCTAACTTTAACATTAAAAATGTAGATATATACGACTGCGGGCTTGGCGACAATGAAACTACCGTAGCATTGAACTTTAATCCCCAAAGTACTTTTTCAACACATGTAACCAAAAACAAAGATGGCAATGCAAAAATAAAAACATTAGATAGCTTTAATTTTGTAGATATAGATTTTATTAAAATAGATGCAGAAGGATTTGAGCCTTTTATTATTAATGGCGGCATAAAAACTATTGAAAAGTATAATCCTGTTATTTTATATGAAAGAAAGGGTCATGAACGCAGATATGGCTTTAATAAAAATAGTGTTTTAGAAATTTTAAAATCATACGGATATCAAGAGCTGGAATATATAGGCAGCAAAAATGCATTGATAGGAATAGTATGAAACAAGTATATAATTATTTTATGCCCGATAGTGACAACCATTTTGAAAGGTTAATCACAAAACGTATACGGAATGGCGGGCCTCCAGAATATCAAGACGATGTTAGAGACGAAGCATACAAGTATGTTACAGATTTTGATATTGCCGTAGACGTTGGTGCTAATGTTGGATTATGGGCAAAACCACTTACTGAAAAATTTAAACATGTAATAGCATTTGAACCTCTTAAACAAGTGTATAGTTGTTTAGAGCGTAATGTTTATGGATTGCCTGTTGACGTACACCGACATGCGCTAGGTAATATTGATGGCAAAGTACAAATGATTTTTGATAGTGTTAATACTGGTAATAGCTTTGTAAGCGAAGTTGGTACAGGCTCGATTGATATTAAACGCATGGATAATTTAGATTTGCCTAAATTTGGATTACTAAAAATTGATTGTGAAAGACACGAACTACAAGTTATTCAAGGTGCAGTGGATACTATTACAAAATATAAGCCTATCATTGTATGTGAACAACACGAAGATACTGAATATTGCGCAGGTAATTTTTTAAAAGAGTTAGGCGCAAGAGAAATTACTAATGTCAGAAAAGACTATATCTTTGGATGGTAACTAGTAAATATCTACATGAGCAATGTAGTATTAGTAACAGGTGGGTTTGATCCACTCCATAGCGGACATATCGAATATTTTAAATCAGCAAAACAGCTCGGCAGTAAACTTATTGTCGGTGTAAATAGCGACGAATGGCTTACACGAAAGAAAGGTAAGCCATTTATGCCGTTTGAAGAACGAGTTGCTATTATTAAAGAATTGTCTGTTGTAGATAAAGTCATCGGATTTGATGATAGTGACGACAGCGCATGCCAGGCAATTTTTCATACAATGTCAACTAATACTAACAAGATAGTCTTTGCTAACGGCGGCGACAGAACAAACACAACTACGCCTGAATATGCTACATACGGCAATCATTCCCAAGTTGAATTTGCGTTTGGTGTCGGTGGTGAAGATAAGAAAAATTCATCAAGTTGGATATTAAAAAACTGGAATCAGCCAACTACTGTGCGTCAATGGGGTAAGTATACTATATTAGACAACGGTAACGGATGGCAAGTCAAACAACTTGAGTTTTACGAAGGACATGAATTAAGTGATCAGAGACATTTTAAACGTAGCGAGCACTGGCATGTTGTAGACGGAGTTATAAATATGTTTCTTGAAGACAAAAAAGGTAACAAAACTAGTACATTACTTGTACCTGGAGATAGCATAGATATACCTGTAGGATGGTGGCATAAGGCTGTAAACTTAGATAACAAGGTTGCAAAAGTAATTGAAGTGTGGATGGGGAATGTGCTATCTGAAAACGATATTGAAAGAAGAGATTAATGGATCCATTAAAAATTTATGTAGGCTGGGATAGTAGAGAAGACATTGCATACCAAGTCTGTAAGAAAAGTATAGAAGGTCGAACTGTAAGATTAACAGATATAGTTCCGTTAAAACAAAAAGAGTTAAGGCGAGACAATTTTTACTGGCGAGATGAAGACAAATTAGCATCTACAGAGTTTACATTTACAAGATTTTTAATTCCTGCGTTGCAAGAATATAAAGGTTGGGCATTGTTTATTGATTGTGATTTTGTATTTTTAAAAGATGTACAAACTTTATTTGCACAATGTGATCCTAAATATGCAGTTATGTGTGCGCATCATGATTATACACCTAAAGAAGATGTAAAAATGGACGGAAAACAACAGACACAATATCCTCGTAAAAACTGGTCAAGTATGATGTTAATTAATTGTAGCCATCCTAGTAATAAAAAATTAACATTAGATTTAGTTAACGATCCGGAAATAACTGGTGCATACTTACACAGATTTAGTTGGCTAGATAATACCGAAATTGGTAGGCTAAGTTACGAATGGAATTGGTTAGTTGGATGGTATAAAGAACCAGAAGACGGCAAGCCAAAAGCATTACACTATACAGAAGGCGGTCCTTGGTTTTCAAAATATAAAGATTGTGAATATGCAAATGAATGGTATAAAGTTGAGCGTCATGTATTAAGAGATGAAATTTCTGAACTTAAATTAAAATATCTAAGAGAAATTGACAGAGATAAAAGTATCGATGATTTAACATTAAATACTGAAACAAAGGATCATCTAAAAAAAACTTTAAAAAATCGGATAGACCCAGATAATATATTTTATAAAGGAGATAATACTGTGACTAAACCAATAAGAGTAGTATCTATAGAAAGTGATGCTCCGTATGAGTCTAGAGGATTAAAATATGATCCAATAATTGAAACCTTTATACAAGGGTCTCCTGGAAATATATCAACATGGGATAGAGAGAAAAAATCTAGTACTCCGTTATTAATTAGAGGATTATCTACAAACTGTCAACAAGCAATACAACATTGTTGGGATACAGGACGTAAATTTTACTATATGGATACTGGATATTTTGGGAATGATAAACATAAACAATATCATAGATTAACAATTAATCATGTTCAAAACCTTGGTCCAATTATTGAAAGACCGCATGATAGATTAAAAAAATTAAAATATAAATTTGTTGCTAAACGAAAACACGGTAGCGAAATATTAATTTGTCCGCCTAGTGAAAAGGTTATGAAATTTTACGGAATGAATTTAGATGATTGGATTAATGACACTATAGCACAAGTAAAATTACAAACTGATCGTAAAATTACTATTCGTACAAAACCTAACAGGTCAGAAAGAATTACAACAAATACAATATACAATGCTTTAGATAAAACATTTTGTTTAATAACATTTAACAGCATTGCAGCTACAGAAGCATTATTATACGGTGTACCCGCTATTGCACTTGCACCTAATGCAGCAAGTGTACTGTGTAACACAAAAATTGACGACCTTAATAATTTATACATGCCAAAAGCAGATGATATAATGGCATTTGCTGCACATCTAAGTTATTGCCAATTCACACCAAGAGAAATGATTTCGGGATTTGCTTGGGACATTTTAAATGAAAGTAGTTAGTTATCTACATACAGTTCCTGCTAGAAATACTAAACCTCAAAAAGAACAACTATTACGTGACTTTATAACAGGTGTAAATGTAGCAGGCGATCAGGGAGAACTATGTTACGAACGTAACATAATACCAAGTGATGTAAATGTTATACAAGGTTGGATATATGATCAAACTCATTCACCGCATCTTGCATTAAGAAAACAAATAATCCAGTCTAATATTCCTACGATTACTGCTGATGCTAATTTATTTTTGTACCATAATCATTTAAATCCTTGGGGGTACTTGCGATATAGTTATAATGGAATTTTTCCAACTACTGGTGAATACTGCGACACTGTTATAGATAGAAATAGATGGAATAAAATACAACAAACTACCGGAATACGTATGGAACCATACAAGACAACAGGTAATCATATTTTACTAATGGCTCAAAGAAATGGAGGGTGGAGTATGAAAGGATTGTCAGTATTAGAATGGTTAGAAAAAACAATATTCACTATACAACAATATAGTGATCGACCAATTATTATTAGAGGACATCCTGGTGATAAACGTGCTAGGGATTATTTAGGAAAAGGGTGTAGATTATTAAATTATAAAAATGTTTCTATAAGTCCTTCAAATAAACCTTTAGAAACAGATTTACAAGGTGCTTGGGCTGTAATAAATCATAATAGTAGTGCAGCCGTTGGCCCTGCAATAAAAGGTTACAATATATTTTTAACTGACCATCGAGATAGTCAATGCAGAGAAATTGCAAATACTAACCTTAATCAAATCGAAACTCCGCAGCAATTTGATAGAAATAGTTGGTGTCAGCGTATTAGTATGAGTCACTGGAATTTCGAAGAACTGCGCTCTGGAGAGTGCTGGAAACATATGCGAGAATTTACATGAAAGATATTACTGTAGTAACAACATTTCATCAACCTGGATTAGAAAAATATGGCCAAAGATTTCTAGATAGCTTTGCTGAAAAGGTTGATCCAAAAATTAAATTATTAGTGTACGCGGAAAATTGTAATCCAATAGTTTCTGCAAACAATATTACTGTACTAGATGCACAAATTGTATTACCAAAATTAAATCAGTTTAAAAATAAATGGAGCAGCGTTCCACACGCAAACGGAGATATAACAAACCATCCTGCACGTAAAGGACGCAAGGATTGGCAAAAGGAATTCAAATGGGATGCTGTGCGCTTTGCAAATAAGACATACGCAGTTTATGATGCTGTACAGCGCTCTAAGGACTGGTGCGTGTGGATGGATGCAGATACATTTGTACATACTAATTGGAGTTATGAAGACTTTGCAGAACTATTACCTGATGATAAATGGATTACATATGTTGGTAGAGGTAAAGGATCACAGACATGGCCCGAATGTGGATTTTACGGATTAAACTTAAATACCCCAGTATGTATTGAATTTCTAAAAGAATTTGAAAGATTTTACGAAGATGCAGATAATGGAATGTTTAAGTTAGTTGAGTGGCACGATAGTTATATATTTGGACATATACTTAACCTTATGAAAATATATAATCCAGACGTTTTAGATTATAGTGCAGACATGTATTTGCGTGAAGCTAAGAGCGGAGGCGGCGGTCATCCTTTAATAAATACTAAACTTGGTCAATGGATTGACCATTTAAAAGGTGCCCGTAAAGATACTGGAAAAAGTTTAGCCAAAGATATAATGGTTAATCGTAAAGAAACATATTGGACATCTAGATGAAGTTTAGGCTTTGGAAGGAATACGGTGCATTAAATGCCTCTAATATTTTTAGTGCTTTTGAGCACAGTTGCATTTCTAATGGGCATAATATTAGTGATAGTAATAATATCGATGATGCCGATTGCCATGTTATTTGGAGTGTGCTTTTTCACGGTAGAATGGCTCGTAACAAAGATATTTGGACCCGTTGTCTTGAACTTCGCAAACCAGTTATCGTCCTCGAAGTCGGAGGAATCAAAAGAAGCACGACGTGGAAGGTGGGATTAAATGGGATTAATAGAGATGCTTACTTTGGGCCCGATAGTAATAACAGTGATCGCCATCGTCTACTCGGTCTATCGTTAAAGCCTTGGCGTACTGACGGCGAGTATATACTATTATGTGGACAGCATGATAAAAGTCTACAGTGGCAAGGCATGCCACCTATGAGCAACTGGTTCTTAGATACATACGATGAAATACGTAAACACACACAACGGCCAATTATATTTAGGCCACACCCACGCTGTCGATTACCTGAAATAGAACGAGGCTTACGACACGTATATAGACAGGAGCCCCGACATGTTAACGGCACTTATGATTCTTTTGATATGGGCTTTAATGATATACATTGTACTATCAGTTACAGTAGCAATCCTGGGATACATTCTATCATCGAAGGCGTTCCTGCTTTTGTTAGTACTCATAGTCTTGCTTATGACGTGGCCAACGATATAGACTTTTTACAAGATATTGAAAATCCTGTGATGCCAGATAGAACACAATGGCTTAATGATTACGCACACACTGAATATACAATAGAAGAAATATCACAAGGACTGCCATTAAAAAACTTGACATCTGCTTTAGTCTAAGCTATAATTAACGTATGATACATAATTATAATACTGCAGAAGATTGTTTAGAATTGTTTGTTGGCCTACGTGAAGACATAGAATTTAATATCGATGCATCCGATATTGGATTTCTAACTAGTATTGCTAGGCAAATATTTAAAGGTATTGCATTTACTGATAGACAATATACTGTAGTAAAAGAAAAATTAATAAAATATAATGATCAGTTTTTGTTAGCTGGTATTGACGATCTAGAGAATAGACTACAGGTATTACGCACTCCATTAAGGACAATTGATAGATCTAAATATTTAAAATTAGAAGATAATAAATTAATTCTAAGATTTCCGTTCAGTAAAAAATTAATAATAAAATTAGAATCCATTACTTCTAAATTTAGAGGGTATCATACACATGTTAAAGGTAGTCATCAACATATATTTGAATTTAAAGAACGTATTCTAGAAGAGATTATTGACACATTTCAAAATAATGGGTTCGACATTGATAAAAAATTAATAGATTTTTATACTCAAATAAAGGCAATTAGAGTATCACCACAAAATTATGTACCTAGTTTATATCAATATAACCTTCGTAATTTAGCAAACGAACATGTACAAACATTACATAATATGTTTGGTAAACCTTGTAAGAGTAATTTAGTATTTTATCAAGATAGGAGTATATTATATAATCTTAATGTGTTAGATAATTACAAAAAACAAGATAATTTATTACATAAGATTGCTAACCGTTCGAGACATTCAATACAAGTTAATCCTGATCAGTATGATATATGTCAGATGTTTACAACCTTAATACAATTAAAACGTTTGCCGATACTAATAGGATTAAACGAAAATGAATGTTTAGAACAATTAGAACATCTGCACAAGACATTATATTATTTAAATCCCAACTTAAAACATTCTGTATTGTTTAGATTACCTAACAATGATGACGGACTTGATTTTAATTTGTATATAAAAAACAATAATTTAAATGTTTCTCTTGACAAATCAGTTGATATAGTGTATATTAATATAGATAGTAATAAAATACCTAAACCATTAATTGAATCAAAAATTAAATTTCAAAGTTCGTTAACACTTGATTCTGGTTACACAGGAAGAATTATTTCTAGTTACGTATATAACGTATGTGATCTTAGTATAGCATACAGTAAAGAAATATCGTTAATGTTAAAAAAACAGTTTGAAGAAATATAAATGGCAACGTGTAAACTAATAATAGAAGATGAAGTAAACATCAAAATAGAAGGTCTTGATGTTGATGTACGCAGAAAGTTGGCAAATTCTCTTAAGTTTGAAGTGCCCTATGCAAAGTACATGCCACAATATAAACTTGGTCGCTGGGACGGCAAAGTTGCTTTTTTTGGTATTGGCGGCACTGGGTATGTTAATCATCTTGACACTATTAGTCAAGTGCTACAAAAAAATAATGTACAAATAGTAGACATTGATGATAGACGTCACCCTATAAAATTAAACTTTGCACCTGTAACAGAACGTTACTGGGCAGACCAAGGTGTGTGCTGGCCCGAAGGACATCCTGTAGCAGGTACAGAAATTATTCTACGTGACTATCAAGTAGAAGCAATCAATAACTTTTTAAATAATCCACAGAGCTTGCAACAGATTGCTACTGGTGCAGGTAAAACTATTACCACAGCAACGCTGTCACACATAACGGAGCCTTACGGTCGTAGTCTTGTTATTGTTCCAAACAAATCACTTGTTGAACAAACAGAAGAAGACTACATTAACTGTGGGCTTGATGTAGGGGTGTACTTCGGAGACAGAAAGATGTTAGGTAAGACTCACACTATATGCACTTGGCAGAGTTTGAATATTCTCGACAAGAAGCATAAGGATGGCTCAGCAGTATTATCACTTGCAGAGTTCTTAGAAGATGTGAGCACTATTATTGTCGACGAAGTACACCAAGCCAAAGCAGAAGTTCTCAAGAACCTGCTCACTCGCAACCTACGTAATGCACCCATACGTTGGGGACTAACTGGCACAGTACCTAAAGAGAAGTTTGAGTTCGAAAGTATTCATGCTAGTCTAGGACCTGTAATTGGCAACATTACAGCAAAAGAATTGCAGGACAAAGGTGTGCTATCGCAATGTCATGTTAATGTAGTACAACTAATAGATACAGTAGCACATGCAGGCTACCAAGAAGAATTAAAATATTTAACAACAAATACAGCAAGATTAGAATATATAGGCAAACTACTAACCACAGTAAAAGAATCAGGCAACACACTTATACTAGTAGATAGAATTAGCGCAGGCGAAATGCTTGCTGAACTTATTCCAGGCAGCACGTTTGTAAGCGGCGCTGTTAAGAACAAAGACAGAAAAGAAACATACGACACGATTAAAGAAGGCACCAACGAAGTTATTATTGCAACTTATGGAGTTGCGGCTGTTGGTCTTAATATACCTCGTATTTTTAATCTTGTGCTCCTTGAGCCCGGCAAGTCTTTTGTAAGAGTAATTCAAAGTATTGGTAGAGGCGTAAGAATAGCAAAAGATAAAGACTTCGTACAAATATGGGACTTGACATCAACATGCAAGTTTGCGAAGCGACACTTGACTCAGCGTAAAAAGTTTTACAAAGAAGCAGAGTATCCATTTACAATTGAGAAAGTAGATTGGAATTAAATGAGAATATTAACATTAGATAACTACAGTTATGATTTAAATAAAATGCCTGATGAGCTAGACGATGATATAAGATTTAGTGTGTTAGATAATTCAGATCCAAAAGACCCTGACTTTTATTTTATGCCTTTGATTTTTTTGGAAAGTTTTAGTTCACCTGCAATGGTATTAGAAATAGGCGGCCACGAAGTTACAATGCCTTTGGACTGGAGTATTGCAGTCGGTGACCCAATGGCAGATAATGACCTTGAAGTATTACCATTAACAAGTTTAAATGATAGAGGGTTTCAAGCATTTTGTTTTAATCCTCTTACAGGTACAAAGTTTGATTTTAAAAGTATAAGGATTATAAACTTTTATAATGATGTAAAATGGTTTTTTCCAAAAACAAAAAACGGACAACTTTTAAGTGTACCAATAACAAACACAGAAAAACCTTTGTGTGCATTCTTTATTAAAGAGATAAGCAGACAAAGCGAAGTTATAGAATATGGGAATTTATTATAATGAAAGCAGGTAAAATATGGGGTCAGACAGAATTGATCCACGCAAACGGTGTACTAGAGTTTCACCGTATTGAATACAAAGCAGGATACAAATGCTCTGAGCATGAGCATCAATTTAAATGGAACGGATTCTATGTTGAATCGGGCAAGATGATTGTCCGTGTTTGGCAAGAAGATCAAGGATTGTTAGATGAGACTATTCTTGAAGCAGGTGACTTTACACAAGTAAAGCCCGGCAAGATCCACCAGTTCGAAGGTTTAGAAGACGGTGTCGCTTTTGAACTATACTGGGCGGAGTTTAATCACGATGACATTGTTCGTCGTACAAGCGGCACAGAAGTAACAAAAGGAAAAAAGTAAATTATGTTTACAAGACTATTAGAAGGTGTTGACAAGACACTTGTAAGAAATCTAGTTATTTTACACACGCTAGTAATTGCTGTGTCAAACTATCTAGTTACAATTAGGTTTGATTTATTTCCAGGTGCAGAATTGCCTCTGTTTGGATCATTTCCTTTAGCAGCGGCGGCGTTTACATTTCCGATCGTTGTAATTGCAACTGACCTTACAGTACGTATGGTTGGCAAGCAAGCAGGTAGAGCTGTTGTAGCAATGGCTATTATTCCTGCTATTGTAGCATCAGTGCTTGTGCTATTGGCACTAGGTGATGAACACGCATATCGTGTTGGGTTAGCATCAGGTGTAGCATATGCAGTAGGTACAATGCTTGACGTATATGTATTCCAATACATTCGTGAGCGTATGAGTGCATGGTGGATTGCTCCAGCAGTATCAACTATTGCAGCAAACATCATTGATACATATGCATTCTTCTACACAGCATTTTATCCTGCACCTTGGGTTGCAGACGTAGCATTTAATAATACACTTACAAAGATTGTTGTAGGACTAATTGTATTCCTACCAGCATACGGTGTACTATTAAAATGGATGCAAAGTAAAGTGGTTATAGATGCGCCGGCTAAGAAAACAGCTACTAAGAAGAAAGCAGCTACTAAGAAGAAAGCAGCTACTAAGAAGAAAGCCGGATAATGAGTAAACTCCTTCCGGGAGAAGCATTGATATACGAGCGGGCCAACGGTGTTGTGTTCGCTCGTTATCGTGACAAACCTGAGATACCTCGTTGGATCGTTGGCGGCGACCCTGCAGGAGTAGCAAAGGCGCAAGGACATTTATTTGATTACAGTGAATGGCAAAATCTATGTGATATGTGTGAATCTAATTCTACTCTAAAAAAACTAATGAATAAGTTAGTAACAACATATTTTATAATAAAGGATAATAATGAATAATTATATTTTTACCAGCGAGAGTGTTAGTAACGGTCACCCAGATAAAGTAGCAGACCAAATCTCGGACGCACTTGTTGATGCTGGACTAAAAGCAGGAGACGAGACTACTCGTGTTGCTGTTGAAACACTTGTAACTACCAATCACGTAACATTGGCGGGCGAAGTAAAAAACTTTAACGTAAGCAAAGAAGAAGTTAAAGAAATTGTACGCAACAAAGTTAAAGAGATTGGGTATGAACAAGAAGGGTTTCATTGGGATAAACTAAACATTTATAATGAAATTCATTCACAAAGTACCGATATTGCATTAGGTACAGATGACTTTGGTGCAGGCGATCAAGGTATTATGTTTGGGTATGCATGTAACGACAACGATGCATACTTACCAGCACCTATCTATTATGCACACGAATTACTAAAAAATTTAAAAGACGAACGTGTATCAGGTGAAGGTACTACGAAACTAGGCCCTGATGCAAAGTCTCAAATAAGTGTTGAATACGAAGGTGGCGTTCCTAAACGTATTGATCAAGTTGTTGTAAGTACACAACATACAGAAGGCGAAATTAAAGAAGCTCAAAGACTAAGTCGTAGGGCAGCATATACAGCGTTTGGAGATTTAATTGATGATGATACTATATGGCATCTTAATCCTACTGGTAATTTTGTTATTGGTGGTCCTGATGGTGACGCAGGAGTTACTGGTCGTAAAATTATCGTTGATACTTATGGTGGCTTTGCTCCTCACGGGGGTGGTGCTTTTAGTGGTAAAGATCCTACTAAGGTTGACAGGAGTGCAGCATACATGGCACGGTGGCTAGCCAAAAATGTTGTAGCAGACAATATGGCCGATTGGTGTAATATTCAATTAAGTTACGCCATTGGTGTTAAACAGCCAACAAGCATTTACGTTCATAGCAATGGTCATGATAAGTCAATACAAAAATTTATTGAAAAAGAAATTGATTTAACACCTAAAGGTATAATTGATAGATTTGATATGTTTAACTTTTATAATTATAGTAACAATTGTACGTACGGACACTTTGGTAACAAAGATGTACCATGGGAAAGGATTGGATGGTAATGAGAATTATTGCAGGACCATGTCAACATGAAGGTCTAGCACAGAGTGCAGAGATTGCTAAAGAGTGCAAACGTGTGTGCGACAAGTATGGCATTGAATATTACTTCAAAGCAAGTTTTGACAAAGCCAACCGTACAAGTGCCAGTGGTAAACGTGGCATGGGCATAGATGCAACACTCACAGATTTTCTTGCACTTAAAGTTACACTGGGTGTAAAGACTCTAACAGATGTACATGATGCTGTACAAGTTAGACGTATTGAACGACAGTTTAAGGATGCAGTTGATGTCTATCAAATTCCTGCGTTCTTGTGTAGACAAACAGATCTTATTCAAGCAGCTTGTGCTACAGATAAGATTGTTAACATCAAGAAAGGCCAGTTCCTTGCACCGTGGGACATGGCAGGAGTGCTAAGTAAGTGTGCAGACGCTCGCGAAGTCTGGATAACTGAGAGAGGTACAAGTTTTGGTTATAATACTCTTGTTGTTGACTTTACTGGCATTCAGTATATGCTTGAGTCCTATGATGTACCTGTGGTCTTGGACGCTACCCACAGTGTTCAAAAGCCCGGAGGCAATGGCACTAGTAGTGGTGGCAATCGTAATTATGTACCAGGCTTATCACGTGCTGCAAGTGCTTTGGGCGTTACAAATTTCTTTTTAGAAGTACACGCTGACCCAGACAACGCACCTAGCGATGGTCCAAATATGCTTAGACTAGATGACTTTGAAAAAGTTGTTAGAGATATTATTGCACATCAATATACAATACAAGAAATAACAACTATTGATAGAAACTTTGAGGATTGTTAAATGAGTAAGAAAACATGTGATGCCTTTTTTTGTAGCAATAAGACGCCAAAGAAGTTTCGCTACTGTTATGACTGCGCTAAGAGCAAAGGACTAACAGGCAACAACAATTGGCTAGGCGGTATAATACTTGTAATAATTTTACTGGTAGTATTTGGATGAAAACAGCAATACTAATCCCTGCACGTTACGGTAGCACACGCTACCCAGGTAAGCCACTATGTATGTTAGATGGTGTACCTATGATACAACGTGTGTATGACGCTTGTACAGCGTCTAATCTACCAACATATGTGCTTACTGATCATCAAGAAATATATAATATGATGGGTGCTAGTAGATGCATTATGGATTTAGCCGATTATAAAAACGGTACAGAAAGATGCGCAGGCGCTGTAGAAATGCGCACACTTGACGACTACGATCAGTTTGTTAACGTACAAGGAGACATGCCCGATGTAACAGTTGACATGATTCATAAGTGCATAGTTAGTCTTAATCAATACGAAGTAAGTACAGTGTACACCGAAATGCCCGAAGAAGAACAGAACAACCCTAACAGTGTTAAGATGGTACGTGCAGGTAATCAAGCACTATGGTTTGGTAGAGGTATGACTGGCTACGGCGATTGGCACTTGGGAGTATATGGATATCGCAAAGATGCACTACGAGCATATCCGCACCTACAAGTATCAAAAGAAGAACATGTAGAAAAACTTGAACAACTACGCTGGTTAAAAAACGGTTGGCAAGTCGGCTGTTTGAGTGTATACTTTAATGGAGTAGAGATTAACACACCTGAGGATTTAGATACATGGCACAACAAAAACTTCCAATAAAGGACATCTTAGCAGCAATAGACTTAGGTGCTAAGGATGTATGGAATGATTTTTCAGATGAAGAACGCAAGCAAGTGAGTTTTTGGTTACTAAATAGATATGTATCTAGTGTAAAAGGTAATTTTGAAAAACAAGCAATGGCTGTTTTTAAAACTAACGAATACTACAATAAAAATTATATGGAAGTAAGTAAGCATCCTAAATTACAATGGCAATTATTGTGCATGAGCGGAAACACAGGCAAGATAGAATTTCATCCTTGGCAAGGGTTTAAAAAGAAAACAAATGATAATAATAAAGCTGTAAAATTATTAGCACAAATAAATCCAACTATGAAAATGGATGAGGTAGAATTACTTGCTGGAACATTTACAAAAAAAGAACTCAAACTTTTGGCTGAAGAACATAACATTGACATTAAATTCTAAACCATATGTATGCAAGTACTGCGGTACAGGTTACACAAGAGAAAAAACTCTTGCAGTCCATATGTGCGAAAAGAAACGCAGAGCATTGCAAAAAGATGAAAAAAGGGTGCAATTAGGATTTTATGCATTTACTAGATTTTATGAAACTTCAATGCAGATAAAAAGTAAAAAGACCTACGAAGATTTTTGTAGTAGTCCTTACTATAATGCATTTGTAAAGTTTGGTAGTTTTCTTAGTAATGTAAAACCTTTGTATCCCGAAAAATATATTGACTACGTTGTTACTAGTGGTGTTAAATTAGATCATTGGTGCAAAGATGAGATGTACGAAAAGTATGCAATTGAATTAATAAAGAAAGAGGATGTTACTACAGCATTAGAACGTAGCGTAAAAACTATGATGGAATGGGCAGACGAAAATGAGCCTGCACCGTGGAATCATTACTTTGAACATGTAAGTTTAAATAGAGCTGTGTGGCACATTAAAGACGGAAAGGTCAGTCCTTGGTTAGTGTTAAATTGTAAAAGCGGAAAAGATATGCTTAGTAAATTTAATGAAGAACAATTAACAATGATTTATCATATTTTAGATCCAGAACATTGGTCACTTAGATTTAAAAGACAACGTAATGATGTAGCATTAGTAAAAGACGTAGCAAAAGAAAGTAATTTATAATGCCTGATATTGACATAGATCTGGAAAATTAAAAATGAAATATACATGCTTGTTACCTTTCAATCATATGGCTGTTCGTCCTGATGGTAAAATAGTTCCTTGTTGTATCTATAGATGGGAAGATGTGCCTGATGATTTAAATATTTTTCATCCAGATCCTTTTAATCATCCTTACATGCAAAACTTGCGAAACAAAATGTCTAATGACGAGTATGTAAGTGGATGTTCTTATTGTTATCAAGACGAAGAAACAAAAGGATCTAGTCTTAGAACGCAATTTTACAAAGATAAAGATACGTTAGGATTAAATAGTTTTGAAGATAATACAACTCCTGAACTAACTTATATTGATCTAAGTATAAGCAATACATGTAATAACAAATGTAGAATGTGCGGCCCTGCATTAAGCTCACAATGGTACAGTGATGCTAAAAAAATGAATTATCCATTTGACATACCTAAAGGTATAGTTGTAAATCCTTTTGTCGAAAACGGAGATTTTAGTAAATTAAAATATCTTAAATTATTAGGTGGCGAACCATTATTAGAACAGGAAAAATTAATTAAAATATTAGAACAGTGTGATTTAACAAATCTACAATTTTCAATATCAACTAATACTACAGTGATACCTAATAGTAAATTACACAATCTATTAAAACAGTGTAAGAAAGTTAGTATTACTTTAAGTATTGACAGTTATGGTAAGCTAAATGAATTTTTGCGTAAAGGAACATCCTGGAAACAAACTACTCAAACAATTGATTGGTTTCAACGTAGAAAATACCATCTGTATGTTCATAGCGTAGCAAGTATATATAATTGTAATGTTTTATTAGATCTTATAAATTATTGTAAAGACAGAGATTTAAAACAAAAATATGTATTGATAGACGGTCCTGATTATATGATGCCTCGAAATCTACCTGCTCACATAAAACAAATCATTATTGATAATTTATATAAGAACATAGATACTCAGGATATTTTTAAAGTGATGATCAAAGAACTTTCTAAAGAAGGTAACTACAAATTATTTGTCAAGCACGACCGGCAGCTAAATGATATAAGAAAAGAACATTGGAAATTGTATAATCCTAATTTAGATTATTTGTTAAATATTAAAGAAAGTAATTTATAATGCCTGATATTGACATAGACTTTGCAAACAGAGAGATTGTTTTAAATAGATTACACCATCGTGTTGCTAGAATGAATAGCGAAAAAAAACATAATTCTGGAATATATGCAACTGAAATACCTCATAACCCTGTTAATAATCTTGCAACATTTGATTATAAAACTGCTGAGGATCGAGGTTATTTTAAACTAGACTTTCTTAACGTAAGCATATACAAAGACGTTAAGGATGAAGAACACTTAATTAAACTAATGGAAAAGGAACCATTATGGCAACTACTGGAACACGCAGACTTCAGCGAGCAAGTCTTTCATCTCAACGGGCACAGCGCACTATTGCAGCAATTGAAGCCTACATCGGTAAAACAATTAGCAGCTACACTAGCGATAATACGGCCTGCAAAGAGGCATCTTGCCAACGAAACATGGCAAACGATATTCCAAGAAGTTTGGAAGAAGCCTGAGGAAGGTTACTACTTTAAAAAAGCACATGCTATTTCTTATGCAATGGCATGTGTAGTACATATGAATTTATTGTGTGAGAAAATTATTTCTTAGGATTTCTTATAAGTTGTACTGACTTGCGTTTAATTCGTTTAATTTGCATTTCACCTAAATTAACAGTTGGACCAATACTAACTCTTACATCTTTACTATTCATTGTTGTAATTGCATAACGCATGTTAGTCATTTCATCACGCAAAAATATATTAATAGGAATCATTCGATTTGATTCCCACCACCAAGTTTCGCCTAACTGTAAAAATAATTTTTTCTCTATTTCTGTTTTTAAATCTGTAAACACATACATACTTGTTACCCATTGATCTTGGTTAATAATTATACCAACATATTCTGAGCCACCGTAAGTTACTACACTAATAAACGGAAAATTTTCTTGTATATCTCTTAATAACATTTAAATCCAATAAATACATTATGCAACTAGCACATCGATATTTATTAAAAAGTAAAATAACCCTCGTCTCTAATGACGTAGGATTTGTCACGGAGTATAGACCAGTGTATAATAAACAATTAAAGATATATAAAGGTATTGATAATACTTTAGAATTTAGACTTATGAACGCAGATCAAAAGCCTGTTAATTTAGCAAATTACACACCTCGTCTTGTAGCGTTTGATGAAAACAAAGCACAAGTACTAGACAAACAAGGAACTGTATTAGATGACGGATCAACAACTACAAGAGGATTATTTACTGTTCTTATAGGTGACAATGACACATTGAATATTGATGGACAGTTTTTAAATTATACTGTGTACTTAACAAATGATACGACTAATTTAAACGAGATAACATATAATAATGTTGCATTTGATGCATGTAATACTATTGAAGTTGACACTTGTGCCTTTCCAGGGCCAAAACCAACATACAGCATTAGTACATTTACACAAGATGATACTGTATGGAATAGCGAAAGCATAGAAGCACATCCTGCTATTAATGGTAATGAAGCATTGCATACAGTTGTTGTATATACAGATAGCTATGTAGGAAATGTAGTAATACAAGCTACATTAGAAAATCAAATAACTGGCTCTACAGTATGGGCTGACATCGATACATTAACGTTTACAGGTACAGAAACAGAACCTGCTCCTATTAATTTTAATGGGGTGTTTAGTTATCTACGTTTTAAAACGACAGCAGATCCTGCAAATAAAATTTCTAAAGTTTTAGTAAGAAACTAGTTGACAACCTAGCACACTTACGCTATAATAGTAGTATGAGTGTAGTGAATGAAACAGTTCTGACATACTTGCCGGCCAAGCGGAAGCAAACTCCTAGTGGCTGGTTAAGTTTCAATGCGCCTTGTTGTCATAACAATGGCAACAGTGCAGACACTCGGGGTCGTGGTGGATTGATCTCCAATCCAGATGGTGGCGTAAGTTATCATTGCTTTAACTGCGGCTTTAAAGCAAGCTGGCAACCGGGCAGATCTTTTAGTCACAAGTTACGAAAACTCCTACAATGGATGGGAGCG